AGCGCTAGATATATATTAAACAACACAACAGCAGGTGCAGAAAAAGTTAGACACATAGCTAAATACTTTCCACGCCATGAAGTAGATAAACGTGCTGAGGGTTGGCGACAAGGCGAAAAAGGTTATCCAAGCAACGGACGTATCGCTTGGGCGCTTTGGGGTGGAGAAGCCGGTAAGAGTTGGGCTAGTAAGTTAGTACGCGCTATGAATAAACGTGATGAAAAAGCTAACAGCGCTACAGAATTAATTAACAGGTATGAAAATATTAAAGCAGATAAACAAGATGTAATACTTAATAGATTTAGAAGTGATGATGTTAAAGATATTTTATATAAGGAACATGATAGGTTATTAACTAATTGGGAAAAAGCTTTGCAAGATTTATATTACGATTTACTTACTAAGCAAGACAACACAATTAAAAAAGTTTTAAAAGAAAATAATACAGGTGTTGCACAAGGTTTAGTTAACTTTGCTATTGATGAAAATATAAAGAGTTGGAGTGCAGATGTATTTGATTACTATATGTCCTTAGCTAACGATTACGCATTTTACCAAGTAGAAGTATTGCTACCTAACCTAACAAAGCAAGTTACTTTAGTACCTGTTGTTAAGGGTAAGAAAAACAAAAAAGAAATAATAGAACAAGGTTTTTTCTACCGTCTAGTTAGGTTTGAAAACTTTCCTATTGAAAACATACGTACTAACCCTGTTGTAACAGAATATGTAAAAGGCTTAGTTGATGATTTACTTCCTAGCTTAGCTAATACAAGCAAGAAACGTTTTGATACAAGCTTTAGGAAAGCACTACAAGAAGCGTTAGAACTTGGGTTAACAGGTAGTAGCTTACAAAACTATGTAGCTAATGCGGTTAAGAATGTATTAAGCCAAAAGAATTTAGCTAGAGCTTTAACTATTGCTAGAACAGAAAGTAACAAGATAGCAAACTTTGGGCGTGGTGTTGGTGCTAAAAGTACGGGCATAGTTTACACAAAAGAGTGGATTAGCCAAAGGGACGGTATAGTACGGGACGCACATGTTATCTTAGATAGTACTGAAATTAATGAGGACAAAGCTTTTATTTACAATGGTTATCAACTAGAATATCCGGGAGATAGTTCTTTGGGTGCGCCCGCTAACTTAACGGTTAATTGTAGGTGTTTCCTAAGCTATCATGCAAGAGAGTTATAGAAGTAAGGATTATGAAACAGGAAAAAGAATTTAAGGGCAAAGACTTATTAACCTTTGATGAAGTAGAGGGCAAGGTAAGTGCAGTATTCTCAGTATTTAATGAAATAGATAGCGACGGCGACGTTGTGTTACCTAAGTCAATAAGAAGTGGTTACGGTAACAAGGGTGTTGTTATGTGTTGGGGACACGATTGGAAACAGATAATTGGTAAAGGTAAAATTACACAAGACAATGACCAAGCTGTTTTTACAGGCGAGTTCAATATGAATACCAACGCAGGCAAAGAAGCTTATGAAACTGTAAAAGCTATGGGCGACATTCAACAATGGAGTTTTGGTTTTGAAGTACACGATAGCGAAGTCGGTATGTATACAAAGAATAATGGCGAGGAACAAGAAGTACGCTATTTAAAAGATGTTAAGGTTTGGGAAGTTAGCCCTGTACTTGTAGGTGCTAACCAAAACACACATACCCTAGCAGTAAAGGAAAAAGAATATGAAGTTAATGAAGCAGTTAAAGAACAAGATGATACAGTTGTGGAACAAGATGTGGAACAAGATGAAGCAGATACTACAACTGCTAAAGAAATAACAGGAGAGAAGTTTACAGACGAAGTTGATAATTTGCTTATCAAGTTAGTAGCTTTGTTAGAAAGGGCTAAGGCGCTAACCGCCTTGCGCTTTGGTAAAAATAAAACGTTATCAGAAAGTAGTACCGAAGCACTAAGTGGCTTGCGGGACGCTTTACAAGACGCGCATAATGAAGTTGATACTTTGTTACGTGGCGCAGGTAATGAAAACGTAGAAGTACAAGATGACTTAGTAGAAGTTAATGAGTTGTGGTTACAAACTACAAACCTATTAGCAGATACTATTGATTTATAGGAGAACTTAATTATGAGTGAAAACTTAAACAAAAAAGTCGCAGAACTTCAAGAACTACGTGAGGGATTAAAAGGTTTTGCCGAAGCTAATCCTTTTTCAGAAATGACAGCAGAAATTAAAGGCGAATGGGCAGAAAGAAATAACGCAGTAGAACAATTAGCTACACAAGTTAAAGAACTACAAGTTATGGAAAAAGCACAAGCCGATAACGAAGCAGAACTTGAAAAAGGTGCAGAGGTTAAATCTTTGCCAATTCATAACGAAGTTGTTGAAACCACAAAAGGATTATCAGAGCAAATCCAAGACAGTAGAGCTTACAAAGCTTTTATGGACGAGGGACAGCTTAATATTTCATCTGAAATAAAATATAATCCATTTATGGATACTAAAACATTGGTTGATGAGGCTAGCGCTTACCCACCACCCGTTGTTAGAAGCGACTTAATTTATCCAACAGCGCTAAGAAACCCTAATTCAGTTATTGATTTGTTTTCGGTTATACCGACAAACCAATTCCAATACAAGTATTTAGAGGAAACAACTTTCCCTAACAATGGTGCAGAAGTTGCTGAGGGCTCAGCTTTCGGCGAGAGCGCACTAGCGTTTACTGAAAGAACAGAAAACATTAGAAAGTTTGGTGTTTCTATACCTGTAACAGAGGAACTACTAGCAGACGTTGCGTCCGTTAATGGTTACTTAGATAGCAGATTAAGAAACATGTTACAACTAAGATTGGACAGCGAATTGCTTAACGGTAATGGCTCTGCTCCAAACATTACAGGTATAATAAATAAGACAGGTATTAATACATTTAACTACTCATCTTATGCCGGTAACTTAGGAAAAATTGGACAACTTTACCAAGCTATCACAGAAATTAGAAAAGACGCATTCCTAGAGCCAGACGCAATAGTAATGCACCCAAGTGATTGGAACGATATCGTTACTTCGGTAACAGCAGATTTTGCCGGTACTTCCGGACAAGGTTATGCAGGTAAAGACCCATTATTTGTTGGTGCAGGTATGTTTGGACAAGGCGCTACTCCACAGATTTGGGGAGTTAGAGTTGTGCCAACAACTGCAATAGCTTCAGGAACAGTATTAGTTGGTGTCTTTGGTGGTGGACTTGCTTCACATATCATCTCAAGAGAGGGTATGGAAGTAGCACTATCAGATAGCCATTCTGATTTCTTTACAAAAGACAAAGTAATGATGAAAGCAAGCATGAGATTAGGTTTCGCAATCTACCGTGCAACCGCTTTCTGTACAATTACAAACTTCTAAAGTTAGTAATTAAATTTGGTTTTGTTTTCCCACTCGTCTTACGCAAGTGCTTCGGGTGGGAAGCAAGCCGGAAATGGAAACAACATGAAACTAAAAAAAGATTTATATGAAAAAGACGGCGTTTATGTACTATCAGACGGACACCCAAAACAATGGGGTGGACAAGGTTGTCATAAAATTGCTTCTAAAGGTATGGAACTTACTGCTGAGCAGGATAAATCTTATGGCTTAAAAGCAGAAACAAAAGCTAAAGCACCTAAAGAAAACAAAGCTAAGTAGTTTATTATGTCTACGCAGTATGTAACTAAAGCCCAATTAAAGACGTATCTAGGTTTGAGTGGTACTGCGCAAGACACTAACTTAGACAATGCTATTAATTCTGCAAGCAGACAGATAGATAAATTCTGCGATAGACGTTTTTGGCAAGACGGTAGTGCCACCGTAAAACTTTATAATCCTGATAGTTTATTTATAGCTACAGTTGATGACATCTCTACTACAACAGGTTTAATTGTTAAGCTTGATACAACAGACAACGGCACACACGATACAACACTTACCCTTAATACAGATTATGTTTTAAAACCCTCTAACCCAACAGAACATGTTGTAAGTGATACAACTTACTATTACCCACAAAACGAAATACACATTCTTGCTACTAGAAGTAGTGAAAGGTTTGATTTAAAGATACAAAACAACATACAGGTTACAGCTAAGTTTGGTTTTAGTGCTGTACCGGAAGCTATTAGCCAAGCAACTTTAATACAAGCTACTAGATTATTCAAACGTAAAGACGCACCATTTAATGTAATGGGTAACGAACAAACAGGGCAGATAGAATTGTTTAGTAAGTTTGACGCAGACGCTAAGCAATTAATAACACCATATAAACTTCATAGGTTGTAATGTCATTTAGCACAGGTGGTTTCAACAGGTTTGAACAAAGACTAAAATTAAATTCTTTAGCAGGTGTAGCACTAAGAAACTTCTTTAGCCAATACGGGCAAGCAGTAGTAACAGAAGCTAAAACAATAGCACCACGCTTTGAGGGTAACTTACGTGGTAGCTTAACTTTTAAACATGCAGGTATAGACGCAACAGGAATACCAATAGGAATAGATGTTTTTAGCCGTAGTAAATATGCTTTGTATGTACATGGTTTTTATGACCAAAAATTTAAAATGAAAGAGCCATGGAGTAGAAGTAAGCCACACTACCCACCAATTAAATCTATAGAGAAGTGGAGTAGGGCTAAAGGCATAAGCCCTTATGCAGTACAACAAGCAATAGGGCGTAAAGGTACACCTATAATTCCTTTCTTTAAAATTGCAATTAAAAACAATGAAGCATTAAAGAATGTATTATTAAAGAAAACAGGTGTCCAAATACAAGCTAAGTGGACAGCGGGGAGATTAATAAGATAATGGCACAACTTACAAACATAAGAACAGAGATTAAAAACAATTTAGCAAATATAAATACATTAATGGTTTACGATTATGTGCCGGATAGTATTGAGCCACCTACTGCAATAGTTGGTGTAGTGCAAGAAATAGATTACGACCAATCTATGCAACGTGGCGTAGACAAATACGTTATACCGGTATATCTATATGTAAGTAGGGTTGACGCCCAAGACGCACAAAGTACTATTGACGGTTACTTAGTTAGTAGCGGTGCAAACAGTATTAAAGCGCAAATAGAAAGTGATACTACGTTGAACGGTGAAGCTAATTCTGTTAGAGTAGTTAGTGCAAGTAACTATGGTGTCTATGATATAAACAACATAGCTTATTTAGGCGTAGAATTTTTAGTAGAGGTAATAGCATAATGGCAAAGAACAAATATGAAATACAAAGTGGAATAGCTTTTAAAGGCAAGTATTATGAAGCCGGCGAAGTTGTTGAAACAGGTGTAATACCAAATAAATCTTTGAAATGGTTACTTGAACAAGGTATATTGATTAAGATAACAGCAGAGTACCAAGCGAAAAAACTTCAAGAAACTGTAGAAGTAGTAGATGATTACGATACAGAATTTGAGGAAGTTTTGGAGGAGGAATAAGTTGTGGGAAAATATAGTAGCGGTGGCGGAAGCGGTACAAGGCGCAGACGTAGAAACACACGCAGAGGTAGAGGTAAATAATGGCTAACGTACATGGAAAGAATACAGTAGTACACGTTAACAATGCCAACTACAGTACTTACTTCAATAGCATAGACATGGCAAGAACTGCTGATGTAGCAGAAAGTACAACTTTTGGTAATTCTGCAAAAACATATTTAACAGGAAACAAGGACGGGACAATAACCCTTACAGGTTTCTTTGACGCAACTGCTGATAGTGTAGTTAATGGTTTACTAGGTAGCGACATGGTTTTGACTATTGGTGTAGACGGGTTAGACGCATTAGACAGAGTTGCTTTTGGTAACGGCAACATAACTAACTATGGTGTATCAGCACCGGTTGGCGATATAGTTGGCGTAAGCTTAGATTTCCAAGCAGATAGCGGTATCTATAACGGTTTAGTACTAGAGAATAGTACAAAGACCGCAACAGGTAATGGAACTGCAAGGGATAACACAACTTCTACTACTAATGGTGGTGCGGGCGTTTTGCTTGTTACTGCTAAAAGTGGTACAAGTCCAACGCTAGATTGTAAGATTACGCATAGTGCTGACAACAGTACTTACGCAGATTTGGTAACTTTTACACAAGCAACAGGACTTACACAAGAAGTTAAAACAGTAGCAAAAGGTACTACCGTTAATCGTTACTTAAAAGTTGTATATACAATAGGTGGAAGCACACCTAGTTTTACAGCTATAGTAGGATTTGGTAGAAATAGTTAGGAAAGGTAGATATGGCATTTACACATGGAAAAGACAGTAGCTTCAAGATAGATAATTCCGGAGGCTCTTTAACTGATATTTCGGCTTATGTAAATAACGTAGACTTTCCGGAAACCGTAGATGTTGCAGAAACAACAACTCTTGGGGATAGTGCAAAATCTTATATTGTAGGATTATCAGACGCAACTATTTCTATTTCAGGGTTGTGGGACGCAACATTAGACGGTGTACTTGGCGGTATTATGGGACAAAGCGCAACAGTATCATTTGAATATTCTCCTGAGGGAACTGCTTCAGGAAAAATCAAATATACAGGCGAAGCGATTGCAACATCTTATAACCAAGCTTCTCCGGTCGGCGACGTTGTTACATTTTCCGCTGACTTACAAGTTTCCGGTGCAGTAACAAGAGGCACACACTAAATTAAGCTAAACAAGTTAGGAACACTATGGATATTTTAGATATAGATAATATTAAAAAGTTACCCAACGTACCCGTTCATGAAGTAGAAATACCTGAATGGGAAGTTAAGGTAAAAATACAAGGGCTAACTAAACAAGCACAAGTTGAACTAGCGCGTATATCTAATGACGGCGACGCTTTTGATTATCAAAAAGAATTATTAAAGCAAAGCATTATAGAGCCGGTATTAGATGATGAAGCTGTAGAAATACTTTACAGTAAGGACGCTAATGTAATTGACAAGTTGTTTATAGAGATAGCAAACCTTAATGGCGTTGGGAGTGAGGTACAAGCTGTAATAGCTGAGGACTTTCAGGAATAACGCAGACCTTTCTTTTCAATTTAGATTAGCACGCGACTTAGGCATGACAGTTGCAGAACTGCGGACTACAATGTCCGTATACGAATATAATCAATGGGCAACCTATTATATTTGGGAACAAGATGAACAAGCTAAGCAATATGCACTAGCAGAAGCGGAAGCTAAGAAAAGGAATAGGTAAATGAAAGGCGCAGACTTAGTAATAAGGATTGCCACTAAAGGCGCAAAGTTAGCACAAGCGCAATTAAGTGGGTTAGGTAAATCCGGTGCGTTGGCAGGTGGTAAACTTGCTACCTTTGCTAAAGTTGGCGCAACCGCAGTAGCAGGCGCACTTCTTTTATTGGCTAAAGGGTTAACAGAAAGCGTTCAAGCTTTTGTTAGCTTTGAGGATAAGATGACACAATCCTTAGCCATTATGAAAACTACTGTAGACCAACAAAAACAAATGGCTATGGTAGCTAGAGATGTAGCTACTGAAACAACTGTTGGTGCAGAACAATCAGCAGAAGCATACTTTTTCTTAGCGTCCGCAGGTTTAGACGCAGAACAATCTATGAAAGCGCTTCCGCAAGTTGCCAAGTTTGCTCAGGCGGGCATGTTTGACATGGCTACAGCTACCGACTTAGCAACAGACGCACAATCCGCATTAGGTTTAGCAAGTAAAGACGCTAACGTTAACCTACAAAACTTAACAAGAGTTACAGACGTATTAGTAAAAGCTAACACATTGGCTAACGCTTCTGTACAACAGTTTTCTGAAGCACTAACTAACAAAGCCGGCTCGGCGTTAAAAGTTGCAAACAAATCTTTAGAGGAAGGTGTTGCTGTACTTTCTGCGTTTGCTGATAGAGGTGTTAAAGGTGCAGAAGCAGGCGAAAAACTTAACCAACTTTTAAGAGATGTTACTAGGGCAGTAGGTAAGAATAGTGAAGTGTTTAAAGCTAATGGCATTGTAGTAACAGACGCACAAGGTAACATGCTTGACCTTGCAACTCAAATAGAAAACCTAGACGCAGGCATGTCCCATTTAAGTGATAGCCAAAAGGCAGTATTACTTGACCAATTAGGTTTGAATAGAGGTGTTGCTGACGCTGTAAAAATATTAAGTGGTGCAGGCGACCAAATAAGAAACTATAGGCACGAACTTGAACAAGCCGGTGGTACAACAGAAATGGTTGCAGAGAAACAGTTAGAAAGTTTTAAAGCACAAACAACAATACTTAAAAACCAATTAAATAACTTAGCAATAACTATTGGGCAAGACTTAGTCCCATTCCTTAAAGATTTAGTTAAAGATACACAAATAGTTGTAGAACGTTTCCAAAACTTTAGAAATAGAGTTAAGAATTTAGAAAGACCTATGGAAGTATTAGGTGTAAGGGTTTCTACTATTGCTAAAGTGTTAAGCTTTGTTTTCTTTCCTGCAACAACATTAGTTATTGGCGGGTTAAAGAAAATATTTAAGTGGATAGGTAAGAGTAATGATAAATACGCAGAAGCTACAAATAAAGCACAACAACTTACTGACGCTTATAAACTGCAAGCCTATTACACAGGTTTTGTTGCTACCGAAACAGAGGAAAACACTAAACAACAACTTGAATTAAAAGATGTATTAGACGGTACGCAATATACAGTAGATGAACTAACAAGGCTATTTGATGAAAACAGTATATCAATGGACGACAATGCAAAAGAAGCCCTAGCTACTGCTAAAGCTTACGAGGACGGTTTAATGGGTGGCATACAAGGCGTTCTAAATGCTTTTGAACAATTAGAAAGCATACAACAACGTGTAGGCAGAGCAGAACAGCAAAGGGACAAAGCTGTTAAGGCGCAAACCCAAGCAGAACAACAATTAGAAAGTGCATTAGACCAACAGACACAAGCAAGGCACAGAAGCAAAGTTGCTACAGAGGAAAGCAAGAAAGTAAGTGCTGAGGAGGAGTTGGCAATACTTAGACAAGAGCAAGTAGTACTTGACCTTGCTAAAGCCCAAGACGGTAGCCGTGAAAAACAATTAGAACTACAACTTGCAACTAAAGAATTAAACAAGATAAGAGATGACGCTATCAAAATGGATAGCGAAGCAATTAAACAACATAGGTTGTTAATGCAAAGTAATGACCTTGTTGCTAAAGCAGAACAAAAAGTTAAAGACGCTAAGCAAGAAGTTATAGATACACAAGCTAAATTAAATGAACTTACAGAAGCAAGCGCAAAGAATATATTAGAACAAGCATTAGCACAAGAACAATTAACTAGGGCATTAAGTAACTTTGGCGAGGGAACAAAAGGTTACGAGGACGCTATGAAAAAAATATCAGACATAACAGGCGAAAGCCTAGATTTTGTTATGAAAAAGTTTAGTGATGTATTTACCGAAGCTAATAATTTAAGTAACTTAGGTGCAGATTTACGAAGCACTAGCACAAGTAGCACAACTACAAACAGTAGTTCAACAAGTAACAACGGTAGTCCTAGTGTACCACCCGTTTCACAAACTCAGTTTCCAACAACAACACAACCACTAACAGAGGAAAGACGCGCTGATATATTTAGTAGGCTTGGGGAAACTAATATAAACATTTACCAAAGTGGAACAATAATTGGTAATGATGATGAATTTGTTAGACAAACTGCTAAAGCTTTTGAAAAAGCAAAGAAGCAAGGTGTGGTATTTAGCTAATGTCGGTAGCTTTTGATAGTAACGTTGACCTTACTGTAGAAGTTGGTTTTGATAGTAACCCGTTTGATAATTCACAATCTTTTACTGATATATCTACATACGTACGTGGCTTTCAAACACAAAGAGGTAGAACAAATGAACTAGGACAGTTTGTAGCGGGTACATTAACACTTACATTAAGTAATGCTGATAATAGGTTTAACCCTAACAATACTTCTAGCCCTTACTATGACGCAACAGCAGGTATAACAAAAATACAACCGTATAAGGCAATAAAAATTACAGCAACATACAACTCATCAACTTACCCTGTTTTTTATGGTTACTTAGATACAGTTCCTGTAAGCTATCCGGAACAAGGTAGCGACAGCGTTGTTAACTTTAATGCGGTAGACGCTTTTAAAATTTTAAACGGGCAAACAATTAACTCTACCGGTTGGCGTATTGGGCGTGCAGGCTTTAGCGAAATAGGGGAAACAACTTCACTTAGCTATGTTGACACACAAGAATTATCAAGTGAAAGGGTTACTAGGTTGTTAAATACAATACAGTTTCCAAGTTCCTTACGTGATGTACAAGTAGGTACATTACAAGTACAAACAGTTTCATCAATTGGGCAAAATGTTTTATCAGCATTAAGGGATTGTGAAGTTGCAGAAAACGCACAACTATTTATGAGTGCTGACGGTAAAGCTACATTTAGAAATAGAAATTATAGGTTAGCTAACACTAAAGCAACACAAGTACAATCAAGCTTTAGTAATGACGGTACAAACTTGCCTTACAATGATGTAATAACTAGCTTTGACTTAAATGAAGTTATTAATGTTTACAGTTGGACAAGGCGTAGCGGTGCTGAACAATTTGCTTCTGACGGAGATAGTGTACAAAGATATAGACCAATAGTTAGTACACAAGAAACAATTAACATTAGTGATAGTGATGTATTGTCTTTAATACAACAAAAATTAACAGAAACATCAATGCCTATTGTTAGAGTTGATAGTTTAATTGCTAACCCAAGACAAGATACAAGCTTATGGGCGCATGTACTTGGGCGTGAATTTGGAGATAGAATATCAGTAAAAATAGTAAATCCGGATAACAGTAGCTATACTGAGGAATTATGGATAGAAAGTATTAGCCATAATGTTAATGCAAATACACAGACATGGCTCTATACTATAACATTAAGTCCGGCTAGCGCTAGTGCATGGGTACTAGGGCAAGCACAACTAGGAGTAGGAACAAGATTTGCCTACACATAAAGGAGTTAGATAAATGGGCGCAGGTTTTAAAGTTTGGGCTACAGGCGATTTAATAAACGCTAGTGATTTTAATAATTACATTCAAGAACAAGTAGTAATGGTTTTCGCAGATAGTTCTGCACGTGGCTCAGCAGTATCGTCGCCTGAGGAGGGCATGTTCGCATACTTGAAAGATACAAACACTTTAACTTATTATGACGGCTCAGCTTGGGGAAGCTATATTGGCGAGGGCGATATAAGCGCTGTGAACGCAGGAACAGGATTAAGCGGTGGAGGCGCAACAGGTGCAGTAACATTAAACCTAAACGCTAACGGTTTAAGTGCTGTAACAGCAGTTGCAACTGACTATGTAGTTATAGAGGACGCAACTGATAACACCACAAAGAAAGCATTAATAAGCGACATAATTGACCAAGGAGATATAACCGGCGTTACTGCGGGAAATGGTTTATCCGGTGGAGGTACTAGCGGTACAGTAGCTTTAGCATTAGACGCAAATGAATTAACAAGTGCTACAGCAGTAGCAACAGATTATGTTGTTATTGAGGACGTTACAGACAACTCAACTAAGAAAGCTTTAATAAGTGATATTATTGCGCAAGGAGATATTACAGAAGTAACAGCAGGGAACGGACTTAGCGGTGGTGGCACTTCAGGAACAGTTTCACTTGCTTTAGATTTAGATGAATTAACAAGTGCAACAGTAAATGTTGCTAACGATAGTATCGCAATTATAGACGCAGACGATAGCGCAACTTCTAAGAAAGAAACTATAGCAGATGTTGTAGCAGGTATTACAGGTACAAACCTTACTGCTACTAGCGGTGTTTTAGCTTTAGATATTGATAGCGCAGTAGATGTAGGAAACCAAACATTAAGTAAGTTTGAAGCTAAAGATTATGTAGAAACCTTAGCAACAACTTCTAGTTCCGGTACTTCTTTTGCCGGTGGTACATTAACTTTAGATGTTGAGGACGGTAACATATTTTCAATTACACTAGACGCAAACTGCACAACATGGACTATATCTAATTTACCCGCAGGCAAAGTTTCTACAGTAACAGCAATATTAAAACAAGACGGTACAGGTAGTAGAACTATAGTTAGCTCTATCAACTCTACTACTATCAAAACAGTTGGCGCAGGTGGTTTGACACTTACTACTACGGCAAATGCCATAGACATAGTAACTATCGTTTTTGACGGGACAGATTATTTTGTATTTAGCCAACTAGCTATGGGTTAATTATGCCTTTAGGATTTGCTAGAGTTGGTTTAACAGGAGGCGCAAGTTTTAGCCCTATAGTTGCAACAGGCGGTAATTCAATTAATACATATACCGATAGCGGTGTTGAATATAAAGCACATACATTTACAGGTAGTGGAACTTTTGCTGTTAGTGATAAAGGTAGCGAGGGAGAAGTACAATTTATGCTATTAGCCGGCGGTGGTGCAGGCGGTGGCGGTGGTGTTTCCGAATACGGTGGTGGCGGAGGCGCAGGTGGAATGCTTATAGAAACTTTAACATTAGCCGTAACCGGTAACTATGCCGTAACTATTGGTGGTGGCGCAGGTGCTACACGTTGGCGTTCAGACGGTGGCGGTAGTGGAAGTGAAAGCTATTTTAAAAACCCTAGCTCTACAACAATCGCACATGCAAGGCGTGGCGGTGGAGGCGGTTGTTACGCTTGCACCGGTACATCAGGTGGCTCAGGTGGTGGCGGTGGTTTTGGTAACAATAGAAACGGCGGAACTATTCTTTATGACAGCACTAACTTTCCTACAACAGCACAAGGCACAGCAGGTAAAAAAGGCGGTGGCGGTGGCGGTGGTGCAGGAGGCACACACGGAAACGACAATACCTACCAAGTAAACAAACAAACAGGAACAGCAAGTAAAAATAATAATTATTCTACAGGCTCAAACATAGCCTACGCCGGTGGCGGTGGCGGAGGTGGCGGTGGCGCTTCAGGAGGAGGCGCAGGCGCGGGCTCAGGCGGTTATGTTGGGAATGGTGCTTCCGGCTCTAATAAAGGCTCAGGCGGTGGTGCAGGTTGTTGCGGAAGCGATAACTATACAACTAATGGTGGTGGCTCTAGCGGTATATTCGTTGTAAGATATTTGACAGGTAACTAATGGCACACTTTGCAGAACTAGATAATCAAAATAGGGTTATACAAATAATTGTTATAAGTAATGCTGATGTTGATGATATTGATAATGTTAAAGGTTTAGGCGCAGAAGCTAAAGGTTTAGAATTTATTGAGGACACACTAGGGCTAACAGGTACATGGAAACAATGTAGTTATAACAATAACTTTAGAGGTACGTTTCCTGTAATGCGCGACCAAGATGATATAGATGAATTTGGAGATTTTTACACAGTTTATAATGAGGAACATGATTTATTTATTCCACCAATGGCTAGGCTAAATGCAGATAACGAACTAGAACTTAACCCTGATTATGTAGACCCAATGGAAAATGACGGCACAGATACACCTGAAGTAGACAGCGATTGGGTAAATCCATAATTATAATTCTTAATTGATTAATATTAAGACATGCGTAAGTTAGCAATTATCGGTAAAGGTACTGCGGGTGCATTTACTGCAAACCACTTTAACTATTATTGCAAAGATGATTTTGAAATAGAAGTTTATTACGATAGTGCTATTAAAGAACAAGCAGTTGGCGAGGGAACAACAGTTGATATACCCCAAGCACTACACACTACAGTAGGTTTAGAGTTCCATGACATAATGCAAAAAGTAAATGGCAATTTTAAAACAGGTATTCACTATATCGGTTGGGGTAAACAAGATTATATGCACACTTTCCCAATGCCTAATGTATCAATACACTTTAATGCAGTAATGTTACAAGAATTAATAATGGAACATAATAAAAAAAACGGCGTTAAGTATATAGATAAAAATATAAAAGACAATGATATAGACGCTGATTATGTAATTAACTGTACAGGCGCACCAAAAACTAACCAAGAAATGTACAAAGCTAAGTATATTCCTGTTGATAGTGCTGTTGTTATGCAAAGTAAGTGGGACACACCTAGATACTTTCATACACTTTGTATTGCACATGAATATGGTTGGATATTTGGCATACCTTTACAAGATAGAATAAGCTTTGGGTATATTTATAATTCATCTTTTACTAATAAGAAAAAAATAAAAGAATTATTACTTGGTGTAATGGACGACTACGAATGTTTTTGGGATATTGATACAGAGCCTAACTATATTAAATTTAAAAATTATTACAGAAAAGAAAACTATACGGACAAAGTTGCATACAACGGCAACGCTAGTTTCTTTTTAGAGCCAATGGAAGCTACAAGTATTGGCACAATAGATACTATTAATAGAAATTTATATGACTTTCTATATGGAAACAATAGCTTAGATAATGTAAACAATAGATATAGTAGTTGGTTTAAAGAATGCCAAGATGTAATAACTATGCACTACATGGCAGGAAGCCAATTATATCATAATGACTTTTGGCAATATGCTACACGCTTAGGTAATGAATGTTACGCAGATAAAGGGCAACTACTAAGTGATATATTAAATAATTACAACAAACTAGGTTTTAATACTGTTAAAGATTATGGTACGTGGACAATGGAAAGTTTTAACCAAAACATTAAGGGACTTGGTTTAGAAAATGTTATTCAACCTAAAACCTAAAAGCAAGATAGCTTACACTTTGTTTAGTGGTAATGAAGCACAAGCATTATTTAAACCACCTGAAATAATCAACAATATCAATGCAGGGTGTCCGGCACAAAGTACCATGCACAATAAACTAATCGCTCTATATCCCGCTGTGTCCTGTGAAATCCAAGTGTTTATTAATAATGGCAACCCTTTCTACAAATATGAGATAGATACTACGGAACATACTGAAAAAGAAGCTATACATAACTATTTAAAAAATAATATATTACTAGAAAGTCCTAAAGATAATTTACTTGATTTACAACTGTTTTTAAATTATGCAATAGTAACTGATGATAAAGATTTAGAAATGACAACCTTACCGCCTTATGAAATGGAAACTAAGTTAGCTGAATATGTTTACGGTAGTTATAACCCTTACAGTTGGTTAAGACCAATTAATTCTGTATGGTATGTTCAGCACGGTACTGTATTAAAGTTTGATAGAGATGTACCCGCAACTTATTTATTATTTAACAAACCTGTTTCATTAAGTTATGTAGCTAACGACGGTAAGATAGCAAAGTTTTTTGAGGAAACTAGAAACATAACATCTTACGCTAAACAAGTTAAAAAACTTTATCCAAATGTATTAGGTAGGCGTCCTAAAAAACTGTTATAATCTTAGACATGGAATTAAAGCTTTATAGAACATCAAGTCAAGCAGATAGCACAAATGGTTTGTTATATATTAATGGTAAGTTTGCTTGCTTTACCTTAGAGGACGAACAACGCAAAGTAAAAGTTAAACATGAAACAGCTATACCACTTGG